ATCGGCACGATCTGGGTGCCGGGACCGGACGTGGACGAGGAAGGCAACCCCGTCCCCGTGCCGCTCCCCGGCTGGCACGCCAACCTGCGCCTGCGCGACAAGATGACCTTCCTGCAGCGTTCGGCCCTGGAAAGCATCCTCATCCCACAGCCCCAGCACCCCGTCCGGGTCTGGGCAGGAGCAGACGAATGACCCCCACATCCCACCCCATCGTCGAGGCCGGCGACAAGGTCGTCATCAAGGGCGTCGAGCTCTTCATGGCCTTCGACCCCGCCATCGACGACGCCAAGGCCGACCCCGAGCTCAAGCGCTTCGACAACGAGCGCCTCCGCAAGATCGTCGGCGCCACGGGCAAGCACATGAGCCGGGGCTCCTTCCCCAGGATCGTGGTCATGCACGAGAAGGACGGCAAGGAGCCCAAGTCGGCGGTCGGCAGAATCCCGGCCCTGAAATACGAGGAACGGGATGGGGTCGGGTACATTGTGGGCGACATGGAGGTGGGAAGGGACATCTTCGACCGCTTGATCGCCACCAACGCCTTCCCCAGGCGTTCGGCTGAGATCTGGTCCGAATCCAACCACCTGAGCGAGGTGGCGCTGCTGGGCCGCGAGACCCCACGGCGCCCGCTTCCCGACACGCACTTTGAGCGTGCCGGCCTGAAGATCACCTTCTCGAAGTCCAACCACGACCTCGCCGGGGTCGGGGGCGGGCTGAACACCTTCGTCCCGGCAGCAATCAAGGAGGAGGCTTCCATGCCTTCAGACCGAGACTACGGAGCCGAGCTCGATGCCATGAAGTGCGCCATCGACGACCTGGCCGCCACGATGAAGAAGAAGTTCGGCGAGGACAACGACGAGGACAAGGCCGAGATGGCCGGCGAAGGCATGGACTTCCAGGCCGACGAGGAGGAGGCCGAGGAGGGTGGCGAAGGCGTCCACATCGACATCGGCAGCCACGACGACGAGAGCGCCGAGATGGGCATGGACGAGGAGGAGGAAGTGATTGCCTCCCGTTCCACCTACGCCCTGCGCTCGGAGAACGCCCGCCTGAAGGCCCGCATGAGCCGCCTCGAGGCCGAGGTCAAGCGCGAGCGCTTCTCGCGTGAGATCGAGATCATGGAGCAGGAGGGCTACCGCATCCCCGAGGGCCAGCGTCCCGCGCTCCTGGCGCAGCTCGCCTCGGCCAAGGACCCGGTCGCCCTGCTGGAGTCGTGGCGCGAGCTGTTCTCGCGCGACCCCATCGGCGCCAAGATCGACATGAGCCGCGCGTCCATGCCCAAGGCGATGGCCGTGGGCGACGTCGGCGACCTCGTCAAGCAGTTCGCAGGCAAGCCGGATGAGTTTGCCAAGGCGATCAACTCCCGCATCAACAAGCGCTGAGGCGCAAGGAAACAGACACCCATGCTCAACTTCTCCCCCAACCTCGTCGCGGGCGGGACCATCAACCCGTACCGCATCGTCAAGATGGACACGACCGCCTTCACGGGCGTGGCCGCCACCGCCGCCGCCGACTACGTCGTGGGCGTCACGGACGGCTCCACCCGCCGCTTCGACGCGACGGCCAACGCCTCGTCGGGCGACCCGATCAGCCTCCAGCCCTCGAACGTGGTTCAGATCGAGGCAGGCGGCAACATCACCGCAGGCCTGGGCCTGATCCCGTCGACCGCAGGCGTGGCGATCACGGCTGCCGGCTCGGGCAACGTGCCCATGTTCGTCGCCCTGGAGGCTGCCGCCAGCGGGCAGATCTTCTGGGCCTACCGTCTCCCCGCCACCAAGGCGCTCTGATCCAAACGGACCTTAAGGAGGTCACACAATGGCTTACGTCGCAGTCGGTGGCGGGCTCAACACCTACGTCCCGTCCACCAACGCCCTCGCAACGGGCGCTCTTCAGGTCGAGTTCACCCGTGCGGTGAACACGTTCCCCATCACCAAGTACGCGCAGATCGTCCCGGTCAACCAGATGACCGGGTACTACCTGCGCCTGGATTCGGACGACAACGTCCGCATCACGGACATCAACGCCTTCCAGTGGCCGCTGGGGAACGACCGTCCGGTCGGCTCCACGAACCAGCACGACTTCGTGCAGTTCGCCTGCCAGCGCTTCGCGTATCCGTTCTACATCCCGAACGAGACCGTGAAGCAGGCCGCCTGGGACATCGTCGCGCAGCACGCCCGCGCCAAGGCGCAGCTGGCCATGACGGGCCGCTGCATCCGCACCGCGACCGCGCTGACGACCTCGGCGACGTTCAACGCCGTGGGCAACTACGCGGCGACCGGAACGGCCAGCCCCGGCGGCGGCGTCTGGACGACCTCGCCGACCAACATCATCCAGAAGGCGATCCAGGGCATCCTGCAGCGCATCTCGCTCACCACGGGCGGTGCGGTGCGGGCCGAGTACGACGTGATGATGGTCATCTCCCCGACCGTCGCCAACCTGCTTTCGCAGACCACGGAGGTTCGTGACTACGTCAAGAACTACCCTGCGGCCATGCCCTTCCTGCAGGGCTCGGACACGTTCGCCATGTACGGCCTCCCGCCGAACCTCTTCGGCGTGCAGGTGGTCGTGGACGACAGCGTGCGCGTCACGACCCGCAAGGGCGCGTCGAGCACGACCCGGCAGTACATCTACGGCAACTCGGCCGTCTTCGTGAGCCGCCCCGGCGGACTGATCGGCGTCGAGGGCTCGACGAGCTTCTCGACCGTGCAGATCATGGCCTTCGAGGACATGACCGTCGAGAACTGGGACGACCCGAAGGACCGCCGCATCGAGGGCCGCGTGATCGACAACAGCACGACCGAAGTGGTCGCGCCCGTGTCGGGCTACCTCGTCGCCGACGTCACCGCCTGATCGGTTTCGGAGTGGAAGGGAAAGGGGGGAGGGCGCTTCGGCTCCCTCCCCCCCTTTCGTGAACGGAGGCACGCATGGCATTCGCCACCTACGCCGACCTTGAGAAGGAACTGGACGCCCGGATCATCGCCGAGCTCTGCTCGGACAACGGGGAGGACTCCGCGCCCCCCAACCCCATCACGACGATGGCGCTCGAGCGCGCCACCGCGATGATCAAGAGCTACGCCCGGGTGGGGAACATCTACACCGACCTCGACCTGACGACGCTGGCCGCCGCGAGCGACTGGCTCCTCGTCGGGCTGACCTGCGACCTGGCGACCGAGGTGCTGTTCCAGCGCCGGGGCATGGTCGTGCCGCCGGCCGTGGAGGAGCGCCGCAAGCGGGCCTACGAGATGCTCGAGCACCTGCGGGACGGGCGGCAGATCTTCGGCGCCATCGCCAAGGCGGCCGACGCTGGCCTGCCCGAGGTGCGGGCGACCCCCCTGCAGACGCTTGCCTACTACAACCAGGTGAGCTCGAGCAACTTCTTCCCGTCGCGCAAGCCCAACACGATGCCAGGAGGCTGACGTGGCCTTCGGCTTCGGCGGCAGCAGCTGGCAGAAGCGCGTGGCGGCGGCGCTAGGCGACCCGCGCATCCTGCAGGGCATCTCCCAGGCCGTGGCGGCGGCGGCGAAGCGCCACATCGCCAAGAGCGAGGGCCGAGGCCCGGGCGGCTCTGCGACCGCCCTGAAGCCCCTGAAGAGCCTAGACACCGAGTTTTGGACGAAGACCAAGCCCAAGCAGGGGCCGATCCTGGGCACGCGCAAGCGCGTTGAGATGCGGCAGAAGAAGGCCAAGGACGGCCGGGTCACCATCAAGCCCACGGAGGTGACCGAATACCTCGTCAAGGGGCAGTCCTACCGCGACGGCGGGCAGCCGCTGCGGGACACAGGGAACCTCGTACGCAACCTTGGGGCCAGGACGGCCCGCATCGGCGCGACCCGGCTCGAGATCACCCTGACCGGGCCGAAGTACGCGATCTACCAGGAGCTCGGCTTTGAGACCTCCGGGCCGAACTACGTCCCGCTGACGCGCAAGGGCGTGCGCCAGCACGCGACCGGGCAGAACCCCGAGAAGGAGGGGCTGGTGCGCGGCAAGGACTTCCTCATGGCATGGGGCGGCGTCAAGGTGCCCGCGCGTCCGTTCCTCGTCCCCACGGACAAGGAATGGGCGGGCATCGGCCGCACGATTAGACTAGCGCTGAGCAAGGTGCTCAAAGGAAGGACGAACTGATGCCTACGGCGATCTTCGTAAGCGGACCGACCAGGATTGAGTGGAACGACGGCATGGGTTGGGCAGAGCTCGGCGAGTGCGACAACGACAATCTCCCCCAGGTCACATGGAACGACTACCAGCACGAGGTGCGGACGTCATCGAGCGGCGGCACGCCCGAGGAGATCGTCCTGCAGAACACGGACGCGACGATGTCGTTTACGCTGGTCAAGTGGGACGCCACGGAGCTCGCGCAGCTTGAGGCGCGCCAGCGCGGGGCTTCCGGACAGACCACGGTGGGCCGCATCTTGGTCGCCGATGGCGGCACGTTCGCCATCCGCATCTGGCCCAAGACGGCCGGAAAGACGGTCTACACGTTCGGGCGCTGCTACCTGCCTCCGAACGGCGTGGCGCACTCCAACTTCGGCAACGTCGAGCGCAGGCTCGGCATGACGGTCAAGGCCGTTCCAGACACGACCAACGTCCTCTACACCACGGGAACCAGCACGTGATCGACCTGAACGAGAACGACGACCCCCTGCTCTTCCGCGCCCAGGTGCCTGCCGGCAGCCTCATCGTGCAGTGGAACGAGATGCTCGCGGTCCTTGCCAAGCCTGCCGCCGGCGAGCCGGGAGTCCAGGACGTGGCGGCGGCCATCCGCAAGGTGTCGCGGACGCCCGAGGTGGCCACGCAATCAACCGACGAGGTGCTCTTTGCGGTATTCGCCCGCATGGGCAAGGCGGTGGAAGCCGCGGGAAACTGACCAGGGGGGCCGCCCTCTTCCTTGCGACGTACGGCCGTCCCCCGAGCGACTTTGACCAGGAGACTGCTATGGGCCTCATGGCGAACATCCCGATGGTCGAGGCCCGCAGGGCGCTGTCGTTCGCGCAGGGCATCGCCGTGGCGTTCGGGTCGCCCGAGGCGGCCGAGGGCGTCGTGCGGCAGGCCACGGGCAGCGACGAGCTCGCCTGGAGCATCCGCATGGGCCTGCAGCACCAGATGCACGGGAGGGGCCGCTGATGGCCGTGCAGGCGAATGCCGACGTGTGGAACGCGCTCGTCGCGGACCTGAAGGAGTGGATGGACGAGGCTGGCTACGGCATCGCCGTCTACCTCCGCGAGGCGCCCGGGCAGGACGTGACGGCGCAGTACGCGATCCAGGTGATCCCGGGCGGCGACACGGCGCGGCACCCCATCAGCGGCGTCGGCCTGCTTGAGTCGCAGGTGCAGCTCGTCGTCTGGTGGCGCAACCTATACGACCCCGTCCACAAGGCGACCCTGCGGATCGCAGGTGAGCGTGGCATCGAGCAGTTCATCGACGGCCTGCGGACCCGCATGATC